TCATTTTAAATTCTCTACTTTTCTTAAGTGGGACGTATTTGGGACGCAAGTGCCAAAAATACTGTCTATTTGCTTTGCATGTTCAGTTAAATGATTAGGCGCTAGGTGAGCATACCTTCTAACCATATCAACTGATTCCCATCCGCCCATTTCTTGTAATACTGAAAGCGGAACTCCGGACTGAATTAACCAGCTCGCCCATGTGTGGCGCAGATCATGAAAGCGGAAGTTTTCTATTCCTGCTCTTTTTAACGCTGCTCTCCATGCTGTGTTAGAATCAACTCTCATCTTTCTAACGCTTGGCGTTAATGTTCCGTCTGGTCTCTTCTTTGATTCAGTATGAACAAATACCCATTTGTGATGGTTTCCTATTTGCTCCTTAAGAACCTGACAAGCAGTGTCATTTAAAGCAATACCAATTGCTTGGCCTGATTTGCTATCCTCTGGGTTTATCCATGCAACTTTCCTTTGCATATCAATTTGACTCCACTCTAAATTGATAATATTGGATCGCCTTAACCCAGTGGCCAATGCAAATGTAACTACGGATTTCAGTGGTTCAGGGCATTCTTGAATCAGTCTTTTAGCTTCATGATGCTCTAACCACCGAACCCGCTTTTCTCTGATTGTTGGAACTTTGATAACGGGAGATTTTTCTAACCATTTCCAGTCACGTTCAGCTGCTCTTAACAGAGATTTCATGATGGCGAGATGCTTTGCCTTGGTTGCGTTACTGACAGGGATATCAGTAAATGCGGGGATTTCCTTTCCCTTTCTTTTAGCTGATTCCGCTTGTTTTTCCCATCTTTCCCTTGCTTTTCTGTTTACCATCTTATTGATAACGGAATATATTTTTGCTTCTGTAATATCCTTAAGTCGGTAACCTTCAAAGTGATCTAACCAAAAAGAAAGCCGACCTTTATCGTCATCCAGTGATTTTTTGTCTGCTTTCTCTTCAATCCATCGAACTATAGCCTCTTCGAAAGTAACATCAGGAAAGTCACCAAGACGTTCTATGCGCCATAACTCGACCTTTCTTGTGTCGTGCAACTCCTGCGCGAGCTTCTTGTCCTCTGTGCCAAGAGACTCCTTGATTCTTTTACCGCTTGGCGTCGTGTAGTTTCCGTACCATATTTTACCTCTTCTGAATAAAGACATGATTTTCCCTCTCGTGTCTCACCAGCGTTCACTGGTATATTGTGAATTGATTTATTAGCTGCCGCAATACACGCAGCTCTCGTAAATAGGTATGGCGAGTTTTTCTTTGATGGGTCCTTTCTTGTGTATGCAATCAATCCTAGCTTGCACCAACGAGAGAGTGTGTCTTCTGATATACCAATATATGCGGCAGCTTCTTTTCTTGGCATGGTCATCCCTTCCATTTTACCCTCCTATCCATTCTTCCTTTTATACTGTTCATGATCATCGCCGCAATCTTTACTGCAATATGCGCTATTAGGTGCGACCGGTTCTTCGTGACACCAGATGCACATGCCGTTATATGATTTAATTGCTACCTTGCGATTTGATAATGACAATTGAATATATAGTTCGTTTGTTTCATTTGCTGAGTCGATAATGTCCATAATCTACCTACGCTATTTTCCATTCATTTAATATTTTATTTCCGATATTAATTAATTCATCTCTATCGACAGTATTAATTATCTTTCTTGGTTTGATATATGGTCGCCATATTAAAAGCATTGAGCCTTTATTGTTTCCATTGACGGGTTTGTTTGTTCCTGCATTAATAAAAGATATTCTTCCTCCTGTAATTAGTCTCACTTCATCAACTGTTTCTAATGCAGAATTAAACCAACCAACAGAAGTATCAGCAGGAATTAACATCACGATAGGCTGTAATTGCTTTTTGCATTGCTCAGCGGCTTTATTAATCCAAGGCTGAATATCAGAATAGGGCGGGTTAATCCAAATAGCCCCGTAACTTTCCCAATCGCAATTTAACGAGTCGCCTTTTTCGGTTAGGTAATGAGAACAGAGAGCATTATCTTTATCGGCGGCGGCATCTAAATAGAAACCAAATTCAGCGTCCAATGCTGTGAATAAAGGTAGGGGAGTTTGCCATCTATCACGCAATTCCTTTGGTGTGTGGCTACCTCCGTAGTCAGTCTTCATTCTTACTATCTCTTATCATGATTAGGTAGCTGATCATCAGGGATACATGAAATACCTCCTGCATAACCTGACTTATACACATAGCATGTCACATGTCTTTGGTCATCATGATACATGTCGATAGCTGAGCCTTCTTTTAGCTCATCGCAACCGGATAAAAATAATATTGCCACAGAGGTAATTATTAATTTATTCATTATCAGCCTCTAGTATTTCGTTAATGGTATTTCTGATATCAATTAAGTCTTGTTTTGTCACATCCATATTCCAAGATGGAGTGTTTAAAACAAAGCAATCCTTTATTGTTGGTTCTATTTCAATACAATCTTTGTAATTTTCTAATCCAGCATAATATTTATCTTTCATTCCATACCTCTCCACAAATAATTTCAATATTCCTCACTGACATTAAATATTCAGCACGTTTATTGCATTCCGATTGCGTATATATATCTTCCGTTACAGGCACAGCAGAACCCTGTATTAGTATGAGTAATACATATCCGATTATTTGCATGGGTATTTATTTAGAATATTTAATTAGAATTTCTTTAATCCAATTTTCAGCCTCGTCATTACATGACAAAACATTTTCCATCATTAATTCAATATCTATTGATTCGTTTGCAACGAGAGATAATGTATTCATAAACATTGCGAACTGGCATTCGTCACATTCAATAAAGTTTGCTTTATATGAGCTAATTAAATGATTGCGAGCATATAGAACACCTAATTTCATTTGTTCTCTATTATATTCATTATTCATCTTTTATTTTCACTCCATTACAGATTAAGCTGTGTCTTATGGCTGTTGATAACGCTGAACGTAAGCATTGACACCCTTGATATTTAATTGCTGTATCTCTCGCAGTATTAACAAGCTCTCTTAGTTGATGATGTTTAATTTCTGGCTCAGCACTTTCGCGCGATGCTTCCCACACCATCCACATGACAGGGATAATACCTTTTACCCAAGGGTAATCACCTTTACTTATAAATGCTTCAAATTGCTGCCTTGATTTATCCATCAATCCACCTTATTTAATATATCAAATCCTGATTTTGTTAGTGTCCATCCAAGGATGGTCTGTCTAATTAACCCTTTTTTCTCAAAAGACTTAAGTGTTCTACCATCAATTCCAGCGCCAAACTTATCTCTCACAATATCCAGTGTTTTAATTTGCTTGCCTGTTAATTTCATATTCATTCCTCTTCATTGCATCCCTGCGAGTTAAATTAAGCTGTCCGTAGCTTTTCAATTTCTGGATATAACTCACGAGTTATTTTTAACGCCCGCTCGGTGCTTACTGCGCCTTCCATTTGTTTATTAAACCAAGCGTTAATATCTCCAGTATTGCTTTTCATCTCTTCGTAAAACTCTGAGTCAATCCACTGGAATATGCTTTGCGCCCACAAGTGAGCCTCTTTGGAATTATTTTCTGAAAGGTAATGCTCAATCACTAAAAGTAATAAATTTAGTCTGTGTAACTCCCACTCATATACGTGACCTCTAGCTACTTCTTGTTGAAGTGCGTTAATCTCTTCTTTGAGTTTATCTGTCATATCTATCTCCTGTTTGCATCCTTGCACTGAGTCCTAATTCCAATTAGAGATTTCTTCTTCGATTAAGTCATCTATTTCGTCGTTAGTAGCTTCTTCGTTGAGAAACAAACGTGCTTCGGTAATGTACTTCTCTCGGTTCTCGTCAAAGAACTTTGAAAATTCAGGTGACCATCCATGGCGTTTACCATCAAAATCAACGTGAGCATTACCCTCTGCCATGTTTAGAATCATCATGTCAGCAGTAATAACGCCACATTCACGACAAAATCCTTTTAAGTCGCGTTTTCTGAAATAAGGTGAAACCTTCGAATCGCAAACATCTTTAAATCTCAGTTTCCAACGACGAATACAGCGACCATGTAGCGTTTTCATGGTTATACCCTTTGGTTAAATCACATAAATAGCGTGGCGTGGGTAGGGGAGTCCGATAGGGGCAAAGGGGATGTCGTCATCGAAATCCATTGGTGGTTGACTACTCTGTGCTTGAGGTTGAGCCGGTGGCGGGTTTTGCTGTGCCGGTTGTGAACCTGCTGATTTACTAGCACCACCTAGCATTTGCATTGAACCGCCAATCTTTACAACAATTTCTGTTGTATAGCGTTTAACGCCGTTATCATCCCACTCGCGCGTTTGTAGTTGGCCCTCGATATAAACTTGCGAGCCTTTACATAAATAGCCACTGGCGATATCAGCGAGTTTTCCAAACAGAACGACACGATGCCATTCTGTTTTTTCGCGATTTTCACCTGTTTGTTTGTCACGCCATTTTTCTGATGTGGCCACAGCTAAATTGGCAACAGCACCACCAGAAGGAAGATAACGAATTTCAGGATCACGCCCTAAATTGCCGATAAGAATTACTTTGTTTACTGATCCGTTAGCCATTCTCAACCCCCTTATAAAGTTCATTAAAACGGCGTAAGAATAGGAATTTTGCTTGTCGAGGGGGTAGCGGGGTGACAGCAAAATCGCTAGCTGGAATACCTTCAAGCATTAACCAGTTACTACCTGCATCAATGTCTAAATCACGCTTTTCTGTGGCTAACATCACTAGGTCTGCAAAATGGACTTCATC